TTTTATTTATGAGGTTATCCGATAACTTCTGCTTGAGACCAATCGGTCATTCCATCTTTGTCTGTTGGTATATCTTTATATGTATAATCCAACTCTTGTGAGGAATTAACAAGATTTCCATTCGCAACAGGAACTCCACTCTGATGAGAAGTAAAGTCTGTAAAGAATCGGTCATATGCTAACGCAACCGAACATCTCATTATAGATGATTGTCCATAAGATATCCTTATCGATTGCATATTCTGTGGCCAAACATTTACAAATTCATAATGTGAAGCTGAAGTGGTAGCTCTAGAATTGCCACCAAAGTCTCTTCCTTTTATAAATGTATCTCTTTCAAACTTAGAAACATGAATTGTTTCTTTATAAGTTTCTGGATAATTTAATCTACCAAAAGTTTTAGATGCAGCACTATTAGTTGATAAAGGATTGATATAAGACATCCAACTTTCTATAACTTCTAAAATTAGATGATCAGCATCAACATAAAAAGTTAAATTTAAAGGTGGGAATTGTCTTAAAGTTGGAAAGACTTCTTGAATACCTTGATGATGTCCAACAGCTTGTGTTGTTAAGTAACTCGTGCCAGGAATTTCAGCTTGAGTACACAACAAATTCATCTTTTGTTTGAAATCAAGACCATCAAATTGTTTACCACCAGACGCTGTTCCCTTAAACCAATTACTCTGTTTTCCAAAACTAAATGTTACCTGATAAAAGGTATCAAGAGACACACGAGATACAGGATCCCGAACATCGAGCATATTTTTTGGTTTTAATTCTGTATCTTTTGGAAATGACACGATAAATAAACTAGGGTTATAATACTATGTATGAGTTATAAAGGAATATATAAACCTTCTAATCCTAAAAAATATAAAGGCAATCAACATAATATTATTTATAGGTCTTTATGGGAAAGAAAATTCATGAATTACTGTGATTTGAATGAAAATGTCCTTGAATGGGCATCAGAAGAGTTTTTTATACCCTATCGTGATCCAACAACCAATCGTGTTCGTAGATATTTCCCTGATTTTTTTATTAAATATAAAGATAGAGAAGGTAATATCCGTAGATCAGTGATTGAAGTTAAGCCTATGAGAGAAACTCTAGAACCAAAAGCAACAAAAGGCAAGTCGAGGAAAACTCTTATTAATGAGTCAATCACATATGTGAAGAATCAAGCAAAATGGAAAGCAGCAAAAGAATTTTGTGATGATCGCAAATTAGAATTTAAGATTATGACTGAAAAAGAATTAGGAATCCGATGAGTATTCTTCAAAACATATTGAATAAAGTTAGTGGTCAAGTCAACGAGGATTTCTTTCGTCAACAACTAGTACAAGAACTTGGATCTACTAACTTTGATGATGATGCTGCAGATACAGGTGGATTTGCTCCTGGCCAATTATATTTTTTTACCTATCAAGCACAGACAAAACAACCATATTATGACATGCATCCTCTATCATATGTGATTGAATATCGAACAGGTGGATTTTTAGGTTGTAATTTACACTATCTACGTCTAAATCAAAGAGAAGAATTAGCAATGAGCTTACTAAATAACTCTGCTCAAGGTGCGATTTCTGTTCCTCCCCGAACTTTGCATAAATATCTTTATGCTGGTGTTAGAGGGCAACCATATCGTATTCCAGAATCAGAGTGGATGGACGTAGCACAATTACCAACTGAAAAATTCGTTGATATGAGAGGAATTAGTGTTCCAAGAAGTCGTATTTACAACAAAAACTAATGGGATTAAATAGTAGAGCATTTACGGTTGACGGTAAAACATATACCGCTGGGATCGAGAATGGAGAAGTAACTGAGATAATTTTAATAGATGGTGGAGTTGATGTAAATAATGTCAGTATAAATCCAGGCAGTAATCTTTTTCAAGAATTAGCTGAACATGAAACTGTGTTGGAAGCACTAAGCATTGATACAACTGGACAAACTGGTAATGTTACTGAAACAACAATAGCAGCTAAAGAAATAGTAGACGAAAGATTTCAGACATCAGAGAATAACAAAGAAACAATTAATCCTGAAGATACTGAAGATATAAGTCCTGAAACACGAGCTTTCTTTGGTGATACATCACAATATCCCAGCACAGCGCCACCAGAAACTATGAGATATCCTTATGATATTGATATAAATCAGGATCATTTAACAATTAAACAGTATGAATATAAAAGAAAATTAGGAGGAGAATTACTGGTAAACGAAAGTGGGCCAGGAGGAAACGTTAGGGGCAGCGAATATATTAAACCTTTTGGAAAATTTACGGGCGGTGTAATTTTACCGATGCCAAAGGTAAGTGATTCAAATGGAGCAGAGTGGGGAAAAAGTGATTTAAACGTTTTAGGTATCACTGCTGCAGGGTTAGCAGGAGGTATGTTGAATGCCACCATTAATCCAAACAACATGTTGGGACAACTTCGAGATGATGTGTTTGGTGGAGTTACAACAAAAGGTGATAATGCATTAGCAAATCAACAAAGCTTGATAGAGGGACTTCTTAGTCAGAGTGGAGATATCACTGGAGAGGGTGATAAAACAAATATTGTTCAAGAAACTGGAATAGCTGGTATGTCAATAGCAGCTTCAAAACTTGCAGGCGTGGCTGGAATTGATATATCAGCTGATGAATTACTTGCAAGATCCACTGGAAGTATTTTAAATCCAAACGCAGAACTTTTATTTCAAGGGCCTGTATTAAGAGATTTTGGATTTAAATTTTTAATGGTTGCAAGAAGTGAAGCAGAAGCTAAAATGATTAGAAGAATAATTAGATTCTTTAAAATTGGAGCAGCACCAATACATCTTGGAGGCCCAGCATTATTAAGGACACCAAATGTATTTCAACTTGAATATAAAGCTGGAAACAACAGTTTAAACACTGTAAATAAATTTAATGAAATGGCATTGAGAACAGTTACAGTTGACTATGCTCCTGATGGATTTTGGACTGCATATCAAGATTCTCATCCTGTGGCGGTGGTTATGAGTTTACAATTTAGTGAATTAAAACCTATATATCAAGAAAACCATACAGATACGCTTGAGGACTCAGTAGGATACTAAAATGACATATTCATCTTCAAACAAAGGCCCTAAGAACACATACTTTAGGCAATTACCAGAATTAGATTATCCTTCGCTTGCGAATGATCGTACATCTGTATATGATTACATAAAAGTTAAAAATATATTTAAAAGAGCAGTATTGCGTGAAGATGTTATTGACTCATATTTTCAATTTAACAAATATTTAATTCAAGGTGATGATAGACCAGACAATGTAGCGAGTAAAGTCTACG